CAGAAATCAATAGATATTGTTGAAACACTTAAGTAAATCTTATAGGGGGTATTAATCCCCCTTTTTTTTATGAGTAAATGAGCATTAATACCTTGACAAAAGTTTACATATCATATATAATATTGTAATGTTTCTTTACATAAGATAAAATGAATTCATCAGCAGTAGTTACAACCGAAGACGGCGGCCGCCAGAATATGTTTGCCAAGGAGCCACGTATGTACGTTGATCCTAAAGATGTATCTGTTACCTATTGGGAAAGAGCAGAGATGACTAATGGCCGTCTTGCAATGTTTGGATTCCTTGCAGCAGTACTTTCTTATGCCGTTACAGGACAAATCATTCCAGGATTACTTTGATGTCAGAGTTTCAAATGGCTTTGTTATTTCCATTTGTTCCTGTGTTGGCCTTCTTGGCCATTGAATTTTTATTAGATATCACCAGTCCACCAGATGATGATGATCATGGTGGAGATGGTGGTATCATGCAACCTGTTGCTGTTTCCTCATAAAACTTCCTAATTATCTTTAATGGTGGTATAATTAGTATGGTTAGAAGGAAACAAATTATGCCTTATTCTGTTACTCTAAGATCGCCAGATGGTACTGAACAGGTAGTTCAGTGTGAAGAAGACCAATTTATTCTTGAGGCTGCTGAAGAAAATGATGTTGACATTAACTACTCTTGTAGAGCTGGTGCGTGTTCTTCATGTGCTGGTAAAGTGATTTCGGGATCAGTCGATCAGTCAGAACAATCATTTCTTGATGATGACCAGTTAGAAGCCGGATTTGTTCTTACTTGTGTAGCGTATCCCACTTCAGATTGTGTTATTGAAACTGAACAGGAAGAGCATCTTTATTAATTAAAAACTAAATAAAGATGCATCGCTAGATATTCATGCCTGACTCAGTTAAGGAAGAACCAAAATCTGAAAAAAAGAAAGGTATTTTTGGTAAGTTGAAGGAAGGTTTGGATGATCGTGAAGAACAAATGGCTATCTTGTCAACTTTTGTTAGACTTGGTATTCTTGTTTGGAGTGGTGGAATACTTACTCTAGCGTATATTAAGTTACCACCTGCTCTGGGTATTCCAGAACAGAAACTGGATCCAACTTTTATTGCTTCAGTCTTTACTGGAGTTTTAGCTAGCTTTGGCGTTCAGACAGCCAAGAAGAGTGGTGATGGAACTATGAAGATGGATAAGAATGGTAAACCGATTGGTGCTGGTGGATATTCTATCACTAAGGAAGATTTAGAGAGATTGATTACAGCAGCATCAACTAGTGCTCCAACACAGACACTTAGGATTGAGCAAGCTCCATTGAAGATTTCTCTTGATGGTGGTGAGCCTCCTGTAAAGCCTACTATATAATGTCTACTTTTTTTGTTTTCTTCTTTGCATTTCTATTAACTGGGGGAATGCACTATACTTGGCCAGTCAAGCAAAACAATCCTAACAATTATAGATAAAGAATTATGACACAACATGATCTAGAACATGAAGTTTATATTGATCCAAAGGATCAAAAGGAGCATATCAATCATGGTATGATTGAATATACTGAAGAGGATTTAAAAACTTCTCATGCATATTATGATGAGTATCATAGAGATGATGAAGTTATTCCTGAGGATGGTAAGATTAATGATTATCACACAAGACATGAAGATAAAGGTCTAGAAGTCTATTGTGAGAATCATCCTGATGCTATGGAGTGTAGAGTATATGATGAATAGTATAAAGAAAGCAGCTCACAATATAAAGGAGTTGGATAAAAGATTAATTAGAAAAATCCAGCAAAAGTTTGACCTAAGTGATTATCAAATTATTTGTCTTTCTTTTGCTAAAGGGATTATTATTGGAGCTATTCTTTTATGAGACATGAAGAGATTTTTTTGAGTAGTACATCACAACAATTTGAATTTGAGAAGTACTCTAGAGAGATTGATGGTTGCAATGATATGGACGCTCTTAAAGAGATGTGTAAGTTTGCTGTTAAGTTAGAGATGAAAACAAGACAGAATTGTAGTGTGATGGTAGAGGATTTGTTGACTCAAAACCTATCATTTAATCAGTAGTATTGAAACCCACACCCAGTATTGAAACACACACATTAATAGGCACAATTACCCAAAATATGGTAGAATATAACTAAATATTGGAAAAAGGGCTACGAAAATGAGTCACTATACCGTCGGCTATTTGGATGAGTCAAGAAGACATCGAGAGATTTGCATAGTCGCAAGGGATTCTTGGGATGCTAAAAAGCAAGCAGTAAAGGATGTTCCTTACTTGCACAAGCATCCAAGTGCTATAGATTGTATCCTATCTGAAGGATCGATGTTCTGCTCAACGGTATAAATTATGATTATTCTTAAGATTCTTATCTGGGGATTGATCACTTCAATTTGTTTTGCATTACCTGGATATGCATATGGTGCTGAAGTATTGATGGGAGCAAATGGAAATCTATTATTCGATCCTAGCGACATTAGCATTAGTGCTGGTGAGCAAGTTACATTTACTAATGGTGATCTCCCACCACATAACATGGTAGTCATTGATCATCCAGAACTATCGCATCCAGACTTAGCATTTGCTACTGGAGATAGTTTTGATGTTACCTTTGACACTCCTGGTGATTATGAAATTCAGTGTGAACCTCATGCTGGTGCTGGTATGAAAGGAGTGGTTCACGTATCATGATACTACAATTTGCACATCTAATTGGTGAACATACAAACTTCTTGATAGTAGGAAGTAGTCTTATGTTGGCACCATTTTCTTTTTTCTGTATAGACTCTATGAAAAATCCTCATAGATATCAGGAGCACTGATATGGATAATTTTATTTGGAGTGTATTTTATATCTTGTCTGCTGGACTTATCGGAACTGGGTATGTAATTTACTATATACTTAGGACAGCATACATTGAGATTAGTGAAGATGACAGAAACAACATTCACGTTAACCCTTAAAAATATTGTTACTGGAGCAGCTGCAATATCTGTATTTGGATTTGGTATTGTAGCAGAAGCAGCACCAGGTGATAAGCTTCTCATTCAATCGATGATGGAAAATGTTACTAGGTATCAACTTAGTCCACTTAATGATGTTATAAATAGCGCATTAGAGGAGATGGATTATGGGAGCAATGGTTCCGCCAAGCAGGAAGAGTTGTTACAACTTTCGTGTGACCGAGATAGTGAAGGTCTTAGACGGCGACACGATAGATGTTCTCATAGATTTAGGCTTTGAATTATTTAAGAAGGAACGGGTAAGAGTTGCTGGTGTAGATACTCCTGAGAAGCGTACTAAAAACCTAGAAGAAAAAGAACTAGGAATAGATGCTACTAACTGGCTTAAAGATAAGTTAGAGGAAGTATTGGAAGGTGATGAAGAACTTATCATCAGAACTGAACTTAAAGGTGGTGTCGGCAAGTACGGACGCCTTTTGGGATGGTTATATATTGGTGATGAATTAGTTTCACTTAATGAGCAAATGATTACTGAAGGATATGCTCATGCTTATGATGGAGGAACCAAGGATATGAACCTTGAGAAACTACGTGAGATTCGTAGGGCACACGGAACTTTAGTAGAATCTGCAGAGGGTGATGGATAAAGAACTATCTGATTTGAAAATGGAGCGCAAAGAGTGCTCCAAGTGTGGTGCTGTTTGGTTGAATGGTAAGCACCTTTGGACTGGTACTGGTAGGATTGGTAATGAATTAGATCTTGCTGGACTGGTTTGTAATAAAGAATTTTTTCCAGAGTGTATCAATCCTAAGAAGGGTGAGCATGGTGGTGATACATGGGAAAAGAGAATTGAATATCTTCAAAGGATGGAAAAGGAAGAAGGTATTGAGTGGAGGGGTCCATGACTATTGGGGATAGATATGATCAACCAGATTGGGATCCTGAAGAGTTAGATGAAGAATGGCAATGCATTACCAAGATGGGTATTGAAGAAACTAGGATGCTATATAATGCTATATGTGGATACTTGGAAATCTGGCCAGGTTATCCTAGAAGACCTACTGAAGAACAGCAGTATCTTCAATATGTGAAAACAAAACTATTTGCTATGATTACTGATTACAATTTCACACACATGTCATGAGTGAAAAAGATAGAGTAGATCCTAAACTTCTAGCACCAGGACAAAAACCTGAGGATGTTATTGATTATACTGATGAAGAGATTAAAGAATTGATTGAAAAATGTTATCCCTTGAAGGAGAACCCTCACAATGCAAAAGATAATTAATATACTAGCAATAACATCATTTCTGGGGTCTACTTCATTGGTTGCTGGATATGGTGTTAGTGTTGTTAGTGGACAAGCTGAAAAGAGAAGGGCAGAGATTGATTCAAATATTGCTGAATTAGTTTCTCTAGAAGTTTATAGACAATTATCTGAAGCATTTCCACAAAGAACAGGGAATAGTGGAACTAGTGAGGTTGTAGGACCACCTGGTAGTAGTCCCACATACTCGTACTTTACAGAAGAATGATACCCGATCTCACCGGTATTAGTACGCAGAACCCTGTTATACCTCATGTTGGTATTGGTATTAATAGTATCAATGTGAATATGGCAGATATTAGGAATGCAAATATAAGGGATACTCGCCTTTGGGTGATACAACCTTCATCAGCTACTCCTACTGACGTTCCTGTTACTGTATTTGTGGGAACACCTATTGTTAATATGCCTGGGTGTGTAGTAACTCATAAGGAGAATAGTGCTCAGAGGTCACAAAATAAATCACTAGTAGATAATGATCCTAAAGGGAACATAGTGTTATGTGATGGACAGGCTCCAAGTTTTAATTCTATGAATTATGAAAGGGATCAATTGAAATGGCAGACTTTTACACCAGATCCACCTGAGGCAGGAGGAATAAAAACAAAACCACCTAAAGAGGTAGAACCTCCTACACCAGAGACACCAAAAGCGCCTAAAACAGAGAGACCAGATTGTCCTACAGCAGATGTTCTATCTCAAAGTCCAGTTGGGACTGTTGTAGAAGCAAAGGATGCTGATGGTGGTAAGAGAGAAATTATTGGTTATGAGTGGAAGGGAAATCCTGTAAAGTGTGTTACTTTGTATAGGGATATTGGTCTTGTAGAGCAAGTTCAGATGGCTATTCCTAGTGCAGGTGCTATAACAACTACTGGTGGTATCGCTGTCGTGGCAACGACATCGGCCCTCCTAGCAAAACCGCTTGCTGATCTTCTTTTGAAAGTTGTGAAGCCTGTGGTGAAGAAGGTTGTGAAGAAGATTGCTTCGATCCGGGGGAAGGCGCCGAAGGTTGAGTCCCAGAGGGAGAGGGTACTTGCCCAGAGGGATCGGAACCGTGCGATAATGGTTTTGAGGAAGGCGCTGAAAAAGTAGGTGTAGGAATGGAGTGGTTGTGGGGTAGAAGAGAACCACCAGGATTTGTGACAATTATATCAGAACATATAGCAGCATATCTGGATCTAGGATGGAACATTATCCCTGCCTTCTTGAGCTCTCCACAATTTTTAAGACGAGCTATTTCAAAGTCCAATCTTTTATTGGCAGTTAATTGTGCCTGTTGTGCTATTTGAGTTTCTGCTGCTTTCTTACAAAGTGCTTGTAAACTACCATCTACAGGAATGGATAGTGTTGCTGAGAGACCTATACTAAGGTTTCTATTTCTTTTCATATTAGATCTGACTGGCTTTTCCCATAAGATTGAACCAGGATTATCAGGAGCACCATCACCAACCACTTCCATTTCAGTGATGGTCATAGTTGCTCCGTCTTCAAACCAACGGTCTGCTTCTCCATCTTCATTTACATCATAGTTAGGATCATTTTCATCTGTCCTAACCCTAGCATCATACCAAGGCTCCCAAGGATAATTTTTTACACTTCTTTCTACTTCTACTACATCACCTGCTCTATCTCTATTATCATATTGTGGCTCCATATAATAATCTTCCCAAGGTTCTTTCCAGGAATCTGCATACTGAATGTATGGGGTTAAGTTTGCTGTAGGACCTTGACAAGAAATACCACCACCATATTGATTAGTAATATACGGCCCTTGTAGGACTTGAATAGCCTGGTTAGTTACAGAACCTGATGAGTTAGCTATTGGATTAGCAGTTGCTGATACTCCACCAACATCTGCAAGAGCAACACCTGGATTAACTATACCTACGAAGGTTGCTGCTATTGCGTAAAGGTACTTGTTGTGTCGGTTACAGATTGTATTTCTGTTACCCGTTGTATGATTGTCTGATTTGTCATTCCAGGGCCCGAGTAGGACTGAGTGAACTGAAATGCTCCGCCCGGATTTGTTATGGAAAAGTTCCCCCCGCTGTTTAGGTCCAGAGAATCGAAAGAACTTGTAACTGCTCCTGTTACTTCCCCTGCTTCCCCAATTCCAGCTGGAGATACTTGAACTGTTGATTCGTTTACGCTTGGGTTGAGACCCTCTCCATTGTGAGAAATTCCAACGCCTGTTACTGAGTATTCCCATCCTGTCCTATAGTCAATTGAATTAATAGTTTCAGTCACGGTCGAGGTTGTCTCGCTGTGGCTTGTCATCGAGCCTTGTGTGAAGTTTGGTACTACTGGGACTGCCCAGGCAGCTGCAGGTATGACACTTGCAACCACCACAAATATTGCATATTTTAAGGTTGTCTTTCCAGAATTCAGC